CGCGCCCGCCAGCCCGCATTGCCGGTGTGCTGCCAGCCGTATTTTTTCACGATGGTATCGAAGTCGGCGCGGAACTCCGCCAGCCCGGTGCCTTGGCTGATCGCCTTATCCACCGCCTCGCGGAAATCGCTCAGCATCGCCTCGTTGGTCGCACCGGCCACGGCAAAGCCGTGGCTGTGCGCCTCGTTCATCATATCCGTCCACCGCTCCGTCGGCACATTTACCTTCTGGCGGAAGAAATCGATTGCCTCGTTGAACGGCAGGTCGATCGCGCCGCGCGTGCTGGTGGGCATGTTCAGCCCTTCTTGGCGAGCGGCCTCAGCTCATCCATCAGCGCCGCCTGTCCGGCCAAATTCGCCAGCGCCATGCCGCGCGTCATCGCCTGCGCGAAGTCCTCATCATTCAGCTTTAACTTGCTCAGCCGCTCGGCCAAATCCTGCATGTCATGCGCCGCCTCAAACGCCTCGCGGATCTGCGCGGTCATTCCCGCCAGCGCCCCGGCGGCCTCGCGCGCCATCCGCGCGTCCAGCGCCGCCAGCGTCGCCTTCACCTCATCATCGCCGAGCTGCGCCGTCTGCGCGGTGATAAACCGGCCGAACAGCGTGCCCGTGGTCACACCCGCCGTCATCAGCGCCCGCGAATCCGAGCTGGGGTTGATCTCCGGGTGCGGGTTCGCCTTCGGTGTCAAATCCGCCTTCACCAGCGGATTGCCGTTGGCATCCAGCGCACCCGCCGCCGCCGGCGGCGGCATGCCGATCACCACATCATTCGGCCCCGGCACGGTCAGTTGCAGCCGGTCATAAATCTCCGAGGCTTTCACTTTGAAATTCAGCGGCCCCAGATCGGCCACGGCGGCAATCACGTCAGAGAGCGGCACCTGCTCCTCCACGCCGATTTTTACGCGCGGATACGCCGTCTGCTCGCCGAACGTGAACGCAATCATCGCCTGCACGATCTGCCGGTTGATGCTCCCGGCAATCAGCCGTGCGTCAAACTTCTCCACGTCCTGCTCACCGGCGCGGTGCTCCTGGCCCACCGCATGGCCGCCCGCCACCGCATCGGTCCCGGCCGTGCCGCCCAGCACGAGCTTGCTGGTCTCATAATTCAGCCAGTTCGCCCGCTCGGTAAACAGCTTGGCACCATCATTCGCGCCCTTGGCCTCGACGAATTCCATCTCCATTGACTTGGGAATAATCGCCGCGAGGTCGCCCGCGATGCCCCGCACCGCGCGCCACAGCGTGCGCTTGTCGGACTCAGATGCCTCCGGCCCATAGCGGCCCAGCCGCACCGGCAACCCGTAGCCCTGGCAGAACAGCGCCCAGTCTTTCTCGGTAAAGGCCGCGTATATCCATTTCCAGGCAATCGCCCGCGTCAGCCCGTTGCGCACCGGATTACCGCTTTTCACCGGGTGCTCGTGCAGCAAAAACTTGTGCGCATCCAGCTCATCAAACCCGGTATTCGTGCGCAGCCAGATCGTCTTGCCGTCGTTCCAGTTCACCTCAAAGTCGCGCTGGTTGCGCCACGCGATCTCCGCCGGCCTAAAACCCTCGGGGCGGCAATCCCACATGATCTCGTTCGCCGAATAGCCTTTGCCGATCGCATCCGCCAAACCATAGAACGCGGTTTCCAGCACATCGGTTTCCAGCCATTCGCGCACGTAATCGGCATGGCGCTCGCCGTCCTTCACGCTCTTGGCCGCCTCCACCGTCACGGGCAGCAGCGTCACCTGGCGTTTGCGCTTGCTCAGCACCGCGAGGTAATGCGTGAACAGCTCCTCGATCTGCTCGGCCAGAATAAACCAGTCGCGCGTGCTGCCATTATCCGCCGCCCGGATAATCGCCCCCAGCCGCCTCGGCTCGATGTCGAACCCGATATTCCCGACAAACGGTGCCCGCACCGAAAAGCTGCTCGGCGCCGCGATCTCGCTCTTCAGCAGCGCGATATCGGCCCGGCTGATCGGGTTGCCGAACTGGTCGATCACCGGCTTGTAATCATCCGCCATGTTTCTGCTCCTGCACGCGCATCCCGGCGAGGCGCTTGTCAATCTCGGCATTCACGCCATTCAGCCACGCCTGCGCCGCGTTCACCGCCGTGGTCCAGTTCGCCAGGCCGTCCTGATACTCCGCGATCTGCCGCGACGCCGTCGCCGCCGTCAGCTCCTCGCTCAGCTCGCCAAAGGTCATTTCGCTCAGCGGTTTTTGGTTCATGCAATCCCTTCCTTCAGCCGCTCTACAATCCTGATGCACTCGGCCTCGGTCTTCCGGGCTTCCAGCATTACCCATTTGCCGCGATGATTTTTGATGCGCACCTGCCATGGATAGTTCAGGTGCGGCTTGTGCTCGATGCGCGGCGGCTCCCGGTCCATCACTGCTTCTCCATCTCTTGCACAATCGGGTCTTGCGGCGGCAGCTTTGGCGCCAGATGCGCTGGCAACCGCCGCCGGAACTTCCACGCCAAATCCTTAATCCGCTGCACCTGGTCGTCCGCCGGCATCTGGTGCAGCACGTTCAGCCGCATATCCATCGCCTCGATAAACCGCCCCTCAGGGCTGCCTGAAGGCAGTTTCAGCGTCAGCATTTTCTCCACGGTAATGCCGAGCATTTTAATGATCGAGCCATTCACCCGCGCCGCATCCTCGGCATCAGACTCCGGCAATTCAAAGGCCATCGTAAACCCTCCGCGTCATGTTCGGCAGAAAGCCGCCGTCGTTGCGCTCATCCTCTCGCTGCGCCTGGTCGGCCGCTTCCGCCGTCACGTAAAAATCATCACCTCCGGCATGCGCCGGAGCCCGCGCCGGCGCGCCCTCGTAGCCATAAAGCTCCGGCTCCGCCCGGCTCGCCGCCACTGCCAGCGCGCTCGCCACCGCGCTATCGCCGTGCCGTTTCTTCCCTTTCTGTCCGGTACGCTCGTCGGGCACGCGGCCCACGCCGCGCACCAGCTTCACCAGCCGGTGATCATCGCGGATCTCCGAATCCTGCGGGATCACGATGTTCCCGTCATCAAAAGCCGATTTCCATTTCGGCATATTTTCCCGGTACCACGGCTCGCTCAGCATCACGGCCTCGATGCGCTCTCCAAACCGCTGCATGGTAACCTCGGCCAAATATCCGCCATTGCCGCCCGCATCGAATTTCCCGGCGCGAAACAGCGGCAGCCGATCAATGATATAAATCACGATCTGTTTCTGTGCCTCATAAGGCACGTTGCGCATCTCCAGCACAAAGGGTGTGCGCAGTATCAGATCACGGCCAATCGAAAGCGGCCAAAACACCGAAAGGTCCCGGCTGCGCGCAAAATCCTGCCCGAACGCATGTGGCAATTTTGGGTTAAGCGTCCCCAGCACCGGCTTCAGTTCTTCCTCGCAAAAATCCTTGATCTCGGCGATGCGCAGATGCTCGGCCAGCATTTTAAAGTCATCCGGCTTATTCAGCCGAATCACCGGAATAGGCGGCTCCTTCTGCATCCGGGCTTCGATCACGGCGGCGGAGAGATAGGTGCCCGATCCAGCACTCGGAATGCAAAAAAGCTCTTCATCGGCATCGTCACCATACTCGGCAACCGTCTGCGCCCGCCATTCAGCCTCGGCTTCCGGCGACCACTCCTTTCCCAGCTTCAGGAATATCCGCTTAACCAGGCCGTCGGCAATCGCATCATCCAGCGTGGTGCGCAGCAGATTGTACGGCTTCTTGCCCGCGTGAATATCTTGGATCAGCGCATTGAACGGGTTGGTATCGCCCTTGTGGGTCGAGATAATAATCACCCGGCCGCCCCACATACGGTGCGCCAGCGCTGCTTTCAGCACAGCATCCAAATCGTCGTGGAATGCCGCTTCGTCGATAATCACTAGGCCCTGCTTACCGCGCAGGGATCGAGGCGCCGATGACAGCGCCATGATCTCGAAGCCGGTCGCAAACTTGATCCGGAAGCAGAGAATTTCCTTGTCCGGCTGCTCCGGGTCATTAAAAAAGCTCTCGTCGAACTGGGCGGCGGCAGGCTCAATCGCCTTGGCGAAGTCCCCGCAGTAGCCAATAAACTCGCGGGTCATGTCCTTCTCGTAACCCATATACAGGACATCCATGCCGCCGGCGACCGCCTTGGCGGCCGCCGTCAATGCCGCGACGGCAGCCATGGCCCAGGAATAGCCCGTTCGCCGGCTCTTCTCCGCAACCGTCACGCCATAAGCGCCGGCCGAGGCCATCAACCGCTGCTGATACAGCAGAAACACATCCGGCAGATTGAGGGCGAGATTATGCTCCAATGTAAGACCTCGCCTCTAGCCAGCCCTGGTCCCACTGCAAAAAGCACGGGCTGCGCGGCGGAAACGGATTCTGCCCGCGCAGTTTCCCGCCCACGTAATCCTCGAACCCATCATCCTCCGCCCAGCGCAACGCATCGCACGGAACGGGTATCAACACCGACTTTTTCGCGCACGGGGTCATGCCGCTTCTCCCTGGTCGCGCTTGTTCACGTAGGCAATCGCGGCATGTTCCTGGCAATAAGGCCGCCCCGGCAGGCTCGGCAGATCGCAATACCGGAAGCTGGGCTTACCCGGAGTGCCGATCGGCCAGCAGCATGGTTCGCTCGTGCGCACCCGCGCAATCGTCACTGGCTCCGCTATGGCACTCTTCATTTCCTCGGCGGATGCAATCGGTGCCAGCGTCGTTCGGCGCCCGCGCACTTCGGCCCGGTTCCGCTCGCGCTTCTCCAAATCTTGCCTGGGCGCATCGCTGCGCTTAATCGGCGATGGCCGGCCTGGCAGGCCGATCCGGTGTGCTTTCCCGATGACGGCATCTTTTGTCATCCGCAGCTCTTTTGCGATGGCCGCCGTCGAAAGCTCAGTCATCCACAAGCTGCGCAATTCCCCAAGCTGCGTGTCGTTCCACTCATTCTGGCAAGCGAACCGGCTCATCACTTCACCCCAAAAATTTTCGCTTTAATCGTTTCCACGGTATCCTTCGAAAGCCCGGCGTCCTTCGCTACGTCCTCAACCGCCCGCGCGCTCTCTTGCCGCGCCTTGTTCGCCGCGCGCTCCTCCGCTAGCCGCAAAAATTCCACGTTGCTTTTGCTGGCCTTGCCGAGATGATCCAGCGCCTTCGCCAACATCATCACCCCCTCGGGGTTACCCAGCATCGCCTGCTTGCCGTCCGCGTCCACATCGCCGCCGTCCAGATAGTTCATGAACAGCTCATTCACGGTGCCGTGCAGCAGTTCGATATTTAAGCGAGCCGTCTTGCTCTCCGGCGCATCGCCCATCTCCCGCACCAGCGCCTCGGTCACCACGCGCGAAGTCCGCAATTTCTCGGCGACCTTGTCGAAGCCTTTAATGTGCCGCCCCAGCGCCGAGCGCGACACCGCGATCTGGCTGCGCATATCCGCCAGATGCGCGAGTATCTGGTCAATCGTATGGCCTTCGCCACGCAACCGCCCGATCTCCACGCGGATCTCCGCGGGCAGTTTATCGATGGAGCTGGGCCGTGCCACTAGATCAACACCGCGTGGAGTGACGGCGCGAAGCGGCGGAGCGGAGCGGTAAAGTTGATCGGGTAAAACATAGCTCTATCCCGGCTCACGCCGTGCCACGCCGGGGTAAACGCGGCCCTGCGCCACCTCCTGCCCGGCGGTCAGCAAATGCGCGATCCAAATCTCCCCGCTGTTCGCGGGCATCTTTTCCAGCCGCACCAGGCTGTGCTCGGTCAGGTACAACAGATCAGAGCGGATCAGGTCCCGGCTCGGCGCATGGCCAAACTGCTCGGTCACCTGTTTCAGCACCGTCTCATTGGCGTGGTAGCCGCTCTCATCGAGCGAGCGGAGGATAATCAGCCGCCGGTCCTCGGCGTGGATTTGTGCGAGACTCATCAATTTTTCCCTGCCTGGTTAAGCGCGTGCTGGTTCAGCAGCCTGGTCTGGTGTGCCAGCGCCTGGATGCTGTCGTGCAGCCCCGGAAGTTCACCCAGCAGCCGCGCATTCTGCACCGCCAGCTCCTGCATTTTTCCCTTCAAATTATCGGCGTCCTTGTTGGTGAACAGCCCGGCCATCGCCGTCTCGATCTGGTCGATCTTGTCATCGATCTCCCCGACCTTGCCTTCCAGCACGCTATGCTCCGCCCGCGTCACGAATTTTGCCTGCATGCGGTACATGACCCCAGCAAACGTGAGGTTGAGGAGAATAAGGATGACCCCAAAAACCTCGGCAGCGGCTTGCCAGTCT